GCAAGGGCCGCACAAGGGCCGCACAAGGGCCGCAACTCACTGAACGGGGCGCAGCGGGGCCGCTAGGGGTAAGGCGGGGCGGGGAGCTAGGGTGGGTTAGCCCGTGGAACGCCGTGGAACGGGGTCTACAGTGAGTTGAGCGTTCAGCGGGGGGCAACTAGGGCAAGCTCCGTTTGCGCACTGAGCGGGCCGGACAAAGAGAGAACATTCACTAGGGCGGGGCATGAGCTTCAAAGCACCTGAACAAAAGGGGAACAACACAGAGCAAAAAATATCCCCTAGCCGGGTTAGGGCTAGGGGCTAGTATTAGTGCGCAGTTTCCAAGTCTAACGCAGTAAGCGCTTCGCCTATTGCTTTGGAAACATGCTCCATTGCAAGTTCAGGCGTTTTACTGTGTTGGTTTGCAGTGAGCATTCCGTTCAGGATTATTACGTTAGACTTGTGTGGATAGTCTGAGGGAACGGCATTGCCCGCCCCGCCATAAGTTCCGCCATGACTTGTGAAGTCTGAACGTTCAGCAATGGCAAATGACAAGCGGCGCATTGCAGCGGGGTGGCCTATACTGAACGCAATATCAGAGTAGTTAAGGGGCGCTCCCATTTGCTTTACAGTCCACGACACCACTAGGCGTCCCGCACTGTAAGAATAAACATCCACTGCAATTACTTCTACAGGATAACCCATAAGGGATAGTCTTTCGATATAGGCGGCAAGTGCTAGGCCATAATTGCTCATATGTTCTGCACTGACGCCCGCATTTGCGCCTATCTGAACGGCAATAGTAATCCCCGGCTTAGGACGCTCGGTGGAACGTTTTTGTACCATGCAAACGGGGTTCCCGCTGGCAAATTTGCCTACGTTAACCCTATGTCCGTAAACCCCGTATCGCTTGCTAGGGATACTATGGCGGGCGGGGAGTAGTTCTAGCCCTTGTGCGATTGCTTTGGCCCCATCATTCCATCCATTGTAAGCAAGCTTCAAAGCTTGCGGCAAGTCCGCACCTAGATCCCATGACTTGCTATGGCCCAACTCCGCGCTGGCATTAGTCTTCCATTTGCGGGGCGCAGTCTCAGCAAAGTGCGCAGCACTAGAAAGGGAAGGGAAGTGAACTGTTGTAGTGTTTTTTGTCATTGTGAGCGTTCCTAATGGGGCGGGGTTATTAGCCCCGCCATAGTTGTTACAGTAAAGTGACGGGGCATTGTGCCTGATAGTCTGCCATTGGCACGGCATTGTTTATGCGCCGTTGATAGTCCGCATTCATTCCCTTGAATATCCAGCTTTCCGCCGCTTCCTGCCATGAAGCGCCCCGAAAGATAGACTTGCCGCCCTTAATACTAGCGCGGGGTGAAGGGGTTTCATCCATGGACATAGACGCCATAGCGGCCCGCACTGCCTGAACGTAGGAAGTCCATGCAGGGTTAAGCGCCCCGAGTTTAGTTTCCATTTCCGGCACATAGGGCCATGGAATGTAGCAAAAGCGATCGCGCGTGCTGCCGTCAATTACCGATCGGGCGGAATAGATAGTATTACCGCCCCGCCCGTCAGTGTTAGTTGCTGCCATGATGTAACACTTAGGCGAGCGATCAAATGCGCCGTCATCAAAAGTGCAGCGCCCGTTAGATAGGGCATCATTAACTACTATCAGCGCTTGAGCGTCCCAAGTATCCATCTCATCCATAAGTAGTACCCCGCCGTTAATCCAACAGTCACGGAAGGGAGTAGATTTAATCTCTCCATTGAACTTGTAACCGACGATATCTGTTTTATCGCCCGCGCCTGTCATAATATGGCAGGGAACGCCTAGGGCTTTGGCAACTTGCCGCGCAGCAACAGACTTGCCGGAACCCCTATCGCCTACTAGCCAAACATCATCACCGTCGGCAATCTCACGTATCAGGCGCGGCAAGTTGGGGTGTGAGACTTCAAAAGTCACGGCGGGTAGTTCATTAACTTGTATCTGAACGGGGCGCGCAGTGTTGAGACTATCCAAGCGCGCTTCTATGCTGGCAATGGCACAATCGGACTTGATCGCGCTATCAGCAAGGGCGTTTACATCATAGCGCAGTGACTTGATATCGTCACGGATACTATCAGGGATGGGGGCCGCTTGCGCGATAGTAGGGGCGCTAGCAGCGTGAATGACTGTAGGAACGGGGCGGGGTGCTTTGAAGCGCTTTGCTATCAGTGAGCGGCCCGAGAAAGCCCCGCCCTTGCGGGTTACGGAATAGAAGCTTTGCAGTTCCTTGTCTGTCAGTTCCCTTGCTTGCTCAACAGTACCGCCTAGGGCAACTATCAGTGAGCGGCCCGCTTCTAGCAGTGCGGGGGGAAACACTGCACGGTCTATGAATGAGTTGCCGTTAATCTCTGCCATGCGCCCTACAAGGGCCATAACTTCATCGTCAGTCGCGCTAGTAATTGAATTGTTAAACATGTGAGCTTCCTTGTAGACGTATGGTTAAGAATAGAGGCGGGGTTACTAGCCCCGCCCGATTGTCATTTGTCTTCTAGTACAAGTTCCCCGTCACAAGTAGGAACGGGGCAAGTAAGGAAGGGGTGAGGGTCTACGTATTTAGTACGAGTAACACGCGCCAACCAACCGCATGAATTACATTCAAGCTTTAGGCCAAATGTTCCCTTAGTAGGGCGGGGCGCAATAGCATCATGGCGGATAGCCCCATAGGGCATAGGGCCAAGCTCCATGATGATAGGAGCGGCCCAACTATACCAATCCTTGCCAGCATATGTTTCAGTGAGCTTACCCTCTAGCCCCACTGCGCGGGCAATGGCCCCGAAGTCCCGCCTATGACCCGGCTTGCCGTTTGCAGCATGGCACAACTCATGGGTGAGTACCGAAGCAAGGGCCGCTTCGTTCTCATTGGTAGGGTTTAGAAGTATCTCGTAATGTCCATCGGTACTCGCAGCGGGAAAGAAGCACTCCCCAATGTCGCGGGACTTCATGCCGTTACTGGTAAATCCTACAGTAACCCTTGTGTTAATCGGGATAGGGTAGCCCTTGCCAGTGAAATAGTAGTTAGCCTTGCTTATGAACTCCATAAGCCAAGCTTCGCGGGTCTCATATATTACTGGCATATTGCCAAAGTCTATTTGCATTATACTTCCTTTCTTTCTGCTAGGTATCAATCGCGGGCGGTTAGTGTTGTTAGGCTGGGCAAGCTTTGTAGAAAGCTTGGCGGTCAAAGTTAGTGTTAGTGTTGTTTAGTGTGTCCGCCATTACATGCATTGTGTAAGTCCATTGTACATGAATGGGGTGTGTTGTTGGCCCGTTAGGGCGGGTTCCGGCGAAAGCTTCTGCAATTGCTTTGTAGTGCTTGCGTGTCATTAGAACTTTTGCTTTCCGTTAGAGTACTGCGCAACAGCATTGTCTTTCCGGCTGTTGTCTACTCCGTTAATCAGTTGATACAGTGCAGCATGTACCTTGTAGACTGTAAAAGTGCAGTGGTTGTGCTTGCTGAGTTCAGCCGCTTTGCTCTCTGCAATGTCGCGTGAGCTGTAGTTCATTGTGAGCGTTCCTCTTATGAGTACCGCCCGCGATTGATAACTAGCGCCCCTTGCCGCTTGTGCTTCTAGTCCCGCTCGCGGGGGACTTCCACACACTGCGCGCACGGGGTGTGCGCGCTCCCTAGGCAAGGGGCGTAGTTTCCTTATCCAACAATGAGAAAGAGCCGGCGTCGCATATTTGTGATCGCAATTGCGATATAAGCGCTACTAGCGGACTTTCAAGGGGTGCACGAAAATAAATATGAGCTTTAAGGGATTTTTGTATCACATAGTGACATGGCCCTAAATTGGATTTTAAGCCCCGTACAGAGCGTTCCCTAGTATCGGGCGGTTTAGTACTAGCACGGGGCGCGGTACATTCCGGTACAAAGTTTTTGTTACAGTAACCCATTTGGTTGGTTAATTTGGTACAAGCCGGCGGGGTTAGTAAGCCGGCAAAATTGTACCATACAGGTGAGTAACCTAGGCGGTTAGAATTACTGGTCATTTGGTTAATTAACAACACTGTTGTTGAATGCGCCTTGCTAGTAGCATTTGTTATTGACATGCATGTGAGCAAGATTTTTCTCTTACTCTAGGTGGTGTTGTTGTTGTCGTATCCTAAGTACTGGCCTAGTAGTTCCCTAGGGAGTTACTGTGAACTACTGGCCTAGTAACACTATACAACAACAACAACAGTGAACTAGAGCTTCTATGCGCGATCGCGTGCGCGAGATTTATAGTATAAGTTGATTCAACAACAGTTGTTGTTGTTTGTTATACTACTCTAGTACTAAACATACTAACTTGCTTTAAAGCACCCTAGTAGCAAGGCTATTGCGAATCATTAGCAATTACCAAGGCGCTTTAAAGCCGGCTATAAGGCAGGAGGGGTGTTCTATGTTTGTTCTATTCTAGAATGATAATGTGCATTATGTTAAATCCATGTTATGATATACTATATCATTGTTCATGTTCTGTTCCTTGTACTCTATTTGTTCACCTTTTGTTCCCTATTTGTTCCAAGTGCTTTAATGCTAATGCGAGTCATTAGCAATAGGCCACCGGGTTCGGAGGCGGGGCGGTGTGAATATTCTCATATACTAGCCCTCACAAAAATCCTAATTTTAACCAGTAAAAGTTATATAGTATCTTCTATACTAACTAACACGGCTATTAGCTAATACCAGTAGCATACAATTCTCGATTTACCCCTTGATTATACCAGAAAACCCGGTCATAATCCGAGATTATGACCTTAGCCAGAACGCCCGAAGTGCTGGAAGAAATCGAGTTGGCAATTGCCGATAATCACGGCTCTATTGCCAGAGCGGCCCGCGCCCTAAGCACCTCCCCGACCTATATTCGCCAGTGGATGATAGCGGACCCGGAAGTAGCCCAACGGCTGCGAACGGCACAGATGATAGGACACGCCGCCCTTGAGGATGTAGCCATAGAACGGGCTGTACATGGCGTCGAGGAAGATGTGTACTATCAGGGGGATGTTGTAGGCCAGAAGACTAACTACAGCGACGGCCTGTTACAGACTCTCCTTAAAGCACACATACAAGAATACCAACAAGATAACCAAACCACCGCTGTACAGGTTAACGTGAACCTGATGCCACGAGCTACTTCATACGAAGAGTGGCTAATACAGCGGGAGCAAGCGTTACAACTACCCTCACCTGTAGAACTCATACAAGAGGCGGAATATACCGATGTCAGAGAAGATCCTCCTGTCCGACTTAGAGATGTGCTTTAATGTAATTAGGCAAGAAATGCTGGACGATCCCAGCTACCTCTGGGCGTGGCACTGTAATCTAGCTTGCCCCATAATGGACGCTACCGGGCTGGACCAGAGCCGGTCTAACCAAGCGGCGGCGCTGATTATGGCCCAACTGTTCAAGGTGGACAGTACGACCCATCCCGAGTACAGATACCCTAAATCACCGGCACAGAACTACTTTGAAGCACGGCTAGAAGCTGACAAGCGTACAGCCCCCTATGATGCCTACGCGCCGCTCAAGCAAGACGAGGACAGCCTGTATGACGATACCAGACAAGCCGAGTAAGGGACTTCCGGCACAGACGTACAGGGACAAGGTGGCATTAAAGCTACTGCATGGCTTGCTCAGCGCCGATGCTTTACCAGCACCCGATGTGTTGGTAGATCACGCCTATGAGCTAGCTGACGCTGTAATAGCGAGGATGAAGAGCAATGTACGACCATAAGAACAAGGGCGGAACCTGTACAAAGCCCGACTGTTGGTGCAGGGGGTATGAGAATGTAGTACAGCCCCCGGAAGGCCAAATGGACGCCTACAGGAACGAAAGCCCCGAGGAACGTGCAGCACGCGAGATACGGCAAGCCGAGGGTCTAAGGAACGCATACTGGGACAGCCCCTTTAAGGCAGCTTACATGAAAGAGCAGGAGCGTAAGAAGGTGGAGAACAAGTGGCCGCTGGCTATAGCATGGACGGCTATACTGGTAATCATAGTGCTAGGCGTACTATGGTTAATACTGTGAAGCGTGAGCGACTGTGGATGCGCTTAGCGTGGAAACTACCTAGACCCTTAGTGTACTGGTGCGCTATGAGGATAGGGGCACATGCTACTACTGGCAAGTACGGCAACCAGATAGTGTCCGAGCTACTGTTCATGGACGCCATACAGAGGTGGGAAATAGACCATGAATGACGAATGCCAGTGTGGCGACTACCGGCGCGATCATAAGGACGGTACAGGTGCCTGTAGACACAACAGCCGCGAGTTCGATCTCAACCACGGTGGCAAGAATTGCTACAGGTTTCGAGCGGTGAGTAAGGAGCTAACATGGCTATAAAAATACTTAAAGAAGGCCGGATACCGGACAAGGAGTACACGACCGGGTGTAACCGCTGTATGACTATCTTTAGCTTTAATGCTAGCGATGCCAGGTTCATACACGATGCAAGGGCCGGTAACTACTACGAAATAGCCTGTCCTAAGTGTGCATACCGCTGTACAGTGAAAGAAGATTATGAGTAGTAGCGCCATATGGGAGCCTCAGCCGGGGCCGCAGTCACTAGCCATAAGCGCACGCTTTATAGACGACATGCTGTACGGTGGGGCGCGAGGCGGTGGTAAGACGGCCTACCTACTGGGTGACTACCTACAGGATGTAGGACAGGGACCGGGCTGGGCTGGTATCCTATTCAGGAAGTCCTACCCGGAACTGGAAGAGGTTGTAAAGCAAGCCAAGGAAATGTATTTGCACTTGGGGGCTATCTGGAAAGTAAGCGATAGGACATTCACGTTTCCATCGGGAGCTACCTTAAAGCTCCGGCACATTGAGAACGAGGACGACGCTGCGCTGTATCAGGGCCACCAGTATGCGTGGATAGGCTTCGATGAACTGGGTAACTGGTCTAACATGAACGCATACAGGAAAATGAAAGCCTGTTTGCGCGGTACAGATACCAGAGTTACCCATAAGCGGATACGGGCGACCGCGAACCCCGGTGGACCGGGACACCATGAGGTTAAGAACTACTTTATCGACCATGCGCCACAGGGGTTTGTAAGAACTACTACGCCTGAGGGCAGTACACGCATGTTCATACCGGCGAAGGTTACGGACAACAAGATACTGTTGAACGTGGACCCCGGCTATATTGGACGGCTAAGAGAAGTAGGCTCACCGGAACTTGTACGGGCGTGGCTGGAAGGTGACTGGAATGTTATTACTGGGGCGTACTTTCCGGAGTTCTCTACTCTCGAACACGTCTTGCCTCCCTTTGAAATACCAAGATACTGGATGCGCTTTATGTCCGGGGATTGGGGCAGTGCCAGTCCGTTCTCCTTTCATTGGCACGCTGTATCTGATGGGACTATCAGCGTACCAGACTTACGACCCCCGGACCCTCTTTCGTTCGATATTGTTAGACGATACCCAAGGCTTATACCAAAAGGAGCTATTGTCACATATCGAGAATGGTACGGTGCCGTGGCCGGTATGGTCAATACCGGGCTGCGTTGGCCCGCTAGCCGCGTAGCCGAGGGCATTAAAGCAAGGACCAAAGAAGGTGAAAAGATTACGTATCGGGTCTTGGACCCTAGTGCTTTCAAGCAGGATGGAGGTCCAAGCCATGCCGAGGTTATGGCAAGGGCAGGAGTATTCTTTAGACCTGCGGACAATACGAGGCTGGCGGGTTGGGGTGCTATACGGGAGAGACTTACCGGAATTGACGCAGACCCGGATGTTAATAACGGGGTGGGTACTCCCATGTGGTATTGCTTTAATACATGCCCGCACCTAATACGCACGCTGCCAGCTTTACAGCATGATACTAAAGACCCTGAGGATTGCGATACTACTGGCGAAGACCATGCCCCTGATGATCTGCGCTACGGGATGATGTCGCGCCCGTGGAGCCGCCCTAAGCCAGTACCACCGCGCACACCACCCAAATCAATACAGGATGTGACTTTAACGGATTTGTTTAATGACGCCAAAATCGCCATTGAAACCAATCAATATGGGATGTAAGTAGCCCCTAAAGGAACCCGACTATGGCGACCGCCCCGAAATCCGGCTATCCCCCTAAAAACAAGGCGAAATCCGCCGAGGATGCGACCAATCGGCGCGAGTATTGGGCCGAGCAGATCAGCAAGGCCAACAAGCGGTGGGATACTTTTCAGTGTGACGGCGATGCTGTAATGGATCGCTTCATGTTGGAGTCCAGTAACAAGGGCACTGACAAGTATAACATCCTGTACTCTAGCACAGAGACTATCAAGCCTAGCCTGTATGGGCAGACGCCGAAGGTCGAGGCTAAGAATCGCCAGCAGGATACAGAGGATAACCTTAAAGTAGCTGCGGCTATGTTGCTGGAAGCTGTTGGGCAGTACGCCGTAGACAGCTTAGACTTCGACTACGTACTGCAATGTGTAGTATCCGACTACGTACTACCGGGGATGGGCAACGTATGGGTCCGCTACGACCCTAAGTTCGCCCCCATGTATGACAATGATAACAAGCCCGCGCTGCACGAAGACGGCTCCGAAAAGGAGTACCTGACATTCGAGGGCTTGGCGCTCGACTACGTACACTTTAAGGATTGGAAGTGTGGGACTGCACGCTACTGGCTAGAGGTGCCTTGGGTATCTCGCCGCGTGTACTTTACCCGCAAGCAAGCTAAGGCACGCTTTGGCGCTGAGAAGGCTAACAAACTGGCCTACACCTACAACGCACAGGACCGTAAGGACCGTGGTAAACAGGACAGCCCCAAGGAACAGTGTGTAATTGAAGAGATATGGGATAAGGAAAATCAAGAGGTAGTGTGGTTCTCCGAGGATTATCCGGACGATGTGCTGGATGTCAAGGCGGACCCTTTAAAGCTTGAGAACTTCTTTCCATGCCCACGACCTTTAAGGGCCGTATGGACGACGCAGAGTTTCACTCCTAAGGCTCTGTATAGTCAATACAAGGCACAGGCTGCGGAGCTAGACCGCCTAACTGAGCGTATCCGCTATTTGACCGAAGCCCTTAAAGTCCGTGGCTTGTATGACGGCTCCCAAGAAAATCTAGCCAATGTGCTGGACGGCGCTGGTAACAAGATGATCCCGGTGCAAGACTGGGCTGCTTTAATGGGCGCTGGCGGTATCACAGGAGTAGTCCAGTGGGTGCCAATCAAAGATGTAGTACAGTGTCTGTCCGAACTGTTTAAGCAGCGGGAGATATGCAAGAATGAAATCTACGAGATTACCGGGTTCTCGGATATCGTTAGAGGTGTATCAAAAGCTTCTGAAACGCTCGGTGCGCAACAAATCAAGAATGACTGGGCTACTGGTCGTCTCAAGGATATGCAGCGCGAAGTACAACGCTTTATACGTGACATTATCCGACTTTTTATTGAGATAGCAGCGGAGCACTTTAACGACCGTACAATGCTGCTATACTCGGGACTTACTATCCCTAAGCCGACTCCCGAGGAACTACAGGCGCAATCTCAATACCAACAGCAGATGCAGCAGTATCCTATTGCGGCGCAACAGGCGCAGATGCAGGGGCAACCACTACCCCCGCCGCCACAGCAGCCCCCTCCGATGCAGTCGCAAATCGTACAGGAAATGTTTCAGCAGGTATTAAAGCTGGTACGTTCCGAGAAGCTACGCTGTGCGGCCATTGGTATCGAGACGGACAGCACGATACTGCCCGACGAGGACAAGGAGCGCAAAGACCGCATGGCGTTCCTGTCCAGCATGGGTGCGTTTCTACAGCAAGCCGGTCCTATGGCCATGCAGTTCCCCGATATGCGCGGGCTGCTAGGCGGCATTATGATGTTTACTTTAAGGACGTTCAGTAGCTCTCGGCCCTTGGAGAAAGAGTTTGAGTCTTTCCAGAAGAAGTTGGAGGCAATGCCTCCTACACCGCCTCCGGGTAAGGAGGAAGGTGACAACGGCGCTGCTGCGGCTGAGGCGCAGAAAGCTGTTGCTACTATTAAAGCACAGAGTGACCAAGCTACAGCAAAACTAAACGCCGATGCCAAGGCACAAGAGAACCAGCAACGCCAAGCGGCTGCGGATCGTGAGTTCCAGTTGAACCATGAGTACCGTATGGCGCAGATAGCGCTAGAGCGTGACAAGCTGGGCCTTGAGAAGAAGAAGGTAGCTCTGGATATTATTGGCGAAGAGCATGACAAGGAGCTACAGCAGAAGGACAAGGAAGCCGACAGGTACATGGAAGAAGCTGCACGCGCTCACGAAGTACAGGAAGCTGATAAGGACCGCGCCATTGCTACTGATGAAGCTGACATAGACCGCGAGCGCGAGGATCAACAACTTGAGCTTGACAGACAGCAGCAATCGGAGCAAATGAGCCTTTCAGATGCCTTAGAGCATCGCAAGGTTGATGTTCAGGAAAGCGCGGCAGAGGCAGCGGCAAAGGCAGCGGCAAAGGCTGCTAAAGCAAAGCCCAAGGCGACTAAATGAGTAGCGAGCTTAACCTGTATGACTTCCCAGCGGACCATGTGGGGCGGCGAACTTACGTGTCTGTTGCCGGGC